TCAGCCGATGGGCAGCGCTCCGTACACGCGCGCCACCCGACGCGCGTCCGAGACGCTGTGCAGCACCTCGACGACGTGGCCGTCCCGGTCGCGGGTCGCCCGCCAGGTCTCCAGCACCCATGCCGCGTCCGGCAGCCCGAGCGCGTCCTGCTCGGCCGCCGTGGGCAGCCGTGCCGCGACCTCCTCGGTGGCGTCGGCCAGGTCAACGCCAACGGCTGCCATCGCCGCGTACAGACCGCCGACGAGCTTGCCCTCACCGGCCAGCGGCGTACCCGCCGCGATTTCCTCGAGCACGTACGACTCCTGGAGCTGGGCCAGGTCGTCACCAGCGTACATCCGCCGGGTCCGCCGGACCAGCGGCGTCCCGGCCGCGGCCCCGAACCGAGCGGCTACCGCCGGCGACGCCGGCACCACCGCGACGTCGACCACCTCCGCGCGGCCGGCCACGCCCTGCTCGGCGCACGCGGTCTCCCACGGGCCCAGCTCCCGGCCCGGCCGCGCCGGGTCGGCGGACCCGGCGTAGTGCGCCAGCTCCAGCCGCACCGGTGGCCGCGCCACCGTCGTGCCCTGCTTGGTGGCCGACGTCAGCAAGCCGGCCGCCTTCAGCGTGGCCAGGGCGCGGCGCACCGTCTCCCGGGACACCCCGTGCTGCGCGGCCAGGTCGTGCTCGGTCGGCAGCTGGCTGCCCGGCGGGTACTGCCCGGACTCGATCGCCGCGCGCAGCTGCGCGGCGATCTCCCGATACCCGGTCATGGATCCTCCCTTCGTCCGATCACGCCACCAGTATGCGTACGCAAATCCTTGACGGGCCAGCAGATCCTCCTCACACTCGGTAGCACAGCGTTTTGCGTACGCAAATCATGACCGAGGGGAGGCGCACGATGACGGAATGGCTCGCCCGCCGCCACCGCGCCCAGGCGGACCGCGACCTGATGAGTCCGCGCACCATCGCCCGCAGCCTCGAAGCCCTGCCCCAGCTGCTCGGCGGCGCCCACGTACCCGAGCAGCCCGCCTGGACCTGCCCGGCCTGCGGCGGCGCCGCCTGGCCATGCTCGCCGGCGCGCACCATCCTGGCCGAGGCGTACGGCCCGGACCGCGCCGATCTCGCCATCTACGTCGGGCAGCTGCTCTTCGCTGCCGCGGCCAAACTGACCGCCACCCCGGCGCACGAGCTGAACGAGCGGTTCATCTCGTGGACCCAGTAGCCAAGACCTGGACCGCGGGCACCGTGCTGCGCATCGGCCGCGCCGCCGGCGTCCAGTACGGCGGCGACCGCGCGCTCACCATCCGGGTCGTCTCCGTCGACCCCCGCCCGACCTACGAGGGCAGCGCCTGGGTGACCGGCTACGTCCTCAACGCGGCGGGTGACGCCACCGCCAAGCGCGAGCTCTACATCGACGTCACCGCCGGCGTGGAGGTCCTGTCCAGCCCGGCCACCCGGCGCGCCGCCCGGCCCGCCAGCGGACAGCCGCGGCCGCCGGCCACCCGCGTACCGCCCCGGCGGACGCCCACCAGCCCGCCCCCGCACAGGGGCGGCCCCGGACGCGGCGATCGCAGCGCCGGCCGGGGCCTCGACCAGACCACCAAGGAGGCCTGATCATCATGCTCGATTCTCGTCACCCCCGCCGCGCCGTCAAGGTCGCGGCCGCCGTCGCCCTGCTCGTCGTCGGACTCGCCTGCGACGGCGAGGGCACCCGCAGCGACCGCGACCCCGCCGACCGGCAGGTCGACCCGAAGCGGAAGATGACCGCCGTCATCAACGCCAGCGGCGACGGCCCATACTCCGTCGTGGTCCGCGCGGCGAAGGCCGGCGACGACCGGGGCGACTACACCCGCAAGTCGGTCGCCGGCGGCGCGTACCGGCAGACCCTCGACTACACCTCCGGGCTGCGGATCACCATCACGATCACGGCCACCGGGCACCGCACGGACCCGCTGTCCTGCGAGATCACCGACGGCACCACCCGGGTCCGGGACCGGGCGGCCGGGACTGTGCAGTGCAAGCTCACGACCTCGCGGTGATGGCGCGGGCGAACCGGGCCAGGGCGAGCCGGATCCGCTGCCGCACAGTGGCGCGGCGGTAGGACTCGGGCGGGTTCAGCCGCCAGCCAGTGGTAGTCACGCCCCACAGTATGCGCCACCCAACGCACGGTGACGAGACCCGACAGCAGCAGAGCGCCCCGCCCGGCCGCAGCCAGGCGGGGCGCTTCGCGTACGCGCGCTACTCGGCCGACTTCCCCGGGCGCCCGGGCCGCCGAGGCGGACCCGTGCGCTTGCGGTGCGCGGTGACCCGACGACGCACCTCGTGAACCGTCACGCCGGCGCGGTCGGCGACCTGGTCCTCGGGCAGCGCGTCGCGGGCCTCGGCGATGGCCGCGTCCATCTCAGCGGCGAGCGCAGCCTTCAGCGCCGGGGCGAGAGCGTGAAGATCCTGGTAGCGGTCCAGAGGGTCGGCGGCCGCCGACGCGGCGGCGAGCTGGTCGGCCAGAGCGCGAAGCGTGTCCATGCCAAAATTCTACACTACCCTATTGCGGATAATGCTAGGGCGCTATAGAATTTAGGCACAGACAGCGAGAGGGGCACCGAGATGGCGAGCTTCACCTGGCACAGCAGCAAGAAGTTCTGCGACGCCGAGGCGCACAAGGCCAGCCACGCCTGCCCCGACTGCGAGACCGCCAGCCAGTGCACCGGCTGTCTGGGCCAGATCGCCCCCGGCGAGGTCCACGCGATCTGCGCCGAGACCGGCGAGGTCGCCCACCCGGCCTGCAAGGCGGCAGCGGAGCGCGCCTGGGGCTACCTCTACTGAGCAATCGGCGGGCCGGCGGCGGGCGAGGGTGCGGGTCGCCCCCGCCGGGAAATTCTAGGCCACCCTATTGCGCGGAATGCTAGGGCACTGTAGAATTTAGGTACAGAGAGCGAGAGGGAGACCGAGATGCAGACCACGATCCAGGCCAGCGCCACCGACGCCGACGCCCGCGACCTCGCCGAGGCCCGCCGCCTGGCCAACCAGCTCAAGACGATGACCCCAGACGGGATGGGCTACCGGAACACGGTCCGCCGGTACGAGCAGGTGGTGGCCCGCCTCGGCTACGACCCGATCAGCTGAGCAAGGGAGGGGCCCGGGAAACCGGGCCCCAGCCGGTCCTCCGCCGCCCTCTTGCAAGGTCAACTTCTCCGGGGGACCGGACACACGAAAGCGCCCCCACCCGGCCGCAGCCGAGCGGGGGCGCTTCGTCTTCGAGCAGGTTCAGTCGCTGAGCTCGCGCCGGTCGCCGGGCCGGACCGCAGCCAGCCGACGGCCAGCGTCGTCACGCGGGTCCGCCAGCGGCGTCACCACCGACTGGAGGTACACGCCGGCGACGGCGACCGCGACGGCCTGGACGAGCAGCAGCCACAGGATGGCCGTGGCGGGTAGCAGATCGGCCAGGCCGGCGAACCCGGTCACGGCAGTGAGAGCGGCCAGCGTCATCGTGATGATCAGGACAGGGCGGGGACGGCGGTCCATCATGCTCCTCCGTGGGATCGGATGTGGTCTTCCAGCCGGGTCTCCACGCGACCGATCGCATCGCGCAGCGTCGACCCGGAGTTCGGCTTGAGCTCCTTTTCGATCAGCGCCAGGCGCTCCGGCACACCCGGTACCGCGGCACGCCCGGGCCGAGCCGGCACCCCGTACCAGTCCTCCCGGAACTCGTCGTTCTGCCGGGCCAGCCGGCGCAGCGGCCGACCTATCACCGCGGCGAGCGTCAGCGCGGTGAGCACGACGCCGAGGATGACCCCGGCGGCGGCCCACGTCTGCAACGTCACGACGCCGGGACGGCGAGACCGGCGAGGACCTCGCGGATCGCGGCGACCAGCTCCGCCCGGCTGACCGGGCCGGTGTCGCCGTCGGGCAGCCCGGCGAGGACCTTGTCCGCCACCTCGGCGGCGACCTGGTCGAGGCGCTCGCGGATCCCGTCGGTGGCCGCCGGGAAGCCGGCCGCCATCGAGAGCAGCAGCGCCAGCGGCGACCCGGGAGCGGGCGCGGTGTAGCCGTCCTGCGCGCCCACCGGCGACAGGAGCCAGTTACGCAGGTTCGCCAAATCGGCGAGCACCGCGCCGACGGTGCGGTTCGCGTTGTCGGTGCGGCCGGTCAGCTTGTCGGTCTGCTCCATGTCGTCCTCCACGGGGGTCGGGGCCGGCGGCGGTGCCGGCGGCTTGATGAGGCCGATGTGCGTCAGGTAGCGGCGCATCAGCGCGGTCTGGTCCCGGCCCGCCTTGATGGCGTCCCGGAAGTAGGAGATGTGCGTGTGCCACCGGTGGCTGCTGTCGCCGGTGGTGCGCTTCCCGAGACGGTCCCACCGGCGGACGGTCTTGCCGTCGGTCGAGTAGATGACCTCGCGGATGTCCCGGGTGTCGGCGGTCCCGGCCTTGCACTGCGCGACCAGCCAGGCCGAGAAGGTCCGCAGGTTGTGGGTCGTGCCGCCGGAGCGGACCGAGAACTCGCCGACGTCGAGCGCGCACGCCCACTTCGCCAGGCCGGCCCGGTCCCGGGCCGACTCGATCACCGAGTAGTCCCGGGGGACGACCCGGTCGGAGCCGCAGTGGTAGCCGCCGCGGTGGGCCGGGTCGCCGACGATGCCGACCTCCGCCGGGTCCAGGTCGGCCGCAACGACCTTGCCGGGGTGGATGTCGAGGTGGTTCAGCAGCAGCCGGCGGGCGTCGAGCAGGTTCTTCGGAGCGGTGGTAGTCACCGGCGCCTCCTCCAGGATGATCGTCTGCCAGGTCGTCCGGTCTGGGCTGCTGCTCAGGTCCCACTCGTCCTTGTGGAACCAGCAGCAGGTCAGCGCGCCGTCCGCCGCGATGGCCTCGACCATCGCGCGCATCCATGCCGCCCGGCCCGGGCCGGCTTTCGCGCCCAACTCAGCAACCAGGTACGGCACGCCGGTCTCGGCGGCCACCGCGCGGGGGATGGTGAGCAGGTCGTCGGGGGTGCGGTAGCCGACGTCGGAGTAGACGTCCCAGCCCACGAAATCCACCGGCACCTTCGGCAGCCACCGGCGGTCACCGGCCACTTTCTGCCACCAGTAGCGCGTGAACACCGGCCCGAGCCAGATCTCGTCCCGCATCGGGTGGGCGTCGAACGCCGGCACCAGCGTGCCCCAGGCGGCGTGGAACTCGTCGAGGGTCGGGTCGCCGGACTCAGGGCCCTGCTCCGGTTCGTGGTCCTCGGTGAGGAACAGCCGGAGTCCGGGCGGCTTCCGCCTGGACCAGGCCACGACGTCCGGCACCGGGTTGGTCTTGTACGACAGGTGCACGGGCACGCTGGCGGCGACCAGCGGCCCAAGTACCAGACTGTCCCACGCCGGCAGCGGATCGCCCCGGCCGACGAAGATCCGGGCTACCCCGGTGCCCCGGTAAGTATCCAGCATGTCGGCGACCTTCCGGCCGCCCGGGCACCAGCCGATCAGCGTCATCAGACATCCACTCCCAGCCCGAGGTACTCCGACGCCGGGCCGATCGGTTCGATGGACAGGTATCGGGGCGAGGCCGCCGAGGCGTGCACGTTGACCGTGCCGGTGGACGCCGCGACCGTCAGCGCCACGTCGGTGGTCAGGTCGGAGGCCGCGGAGCGGGTCAGCACGACGGTGCCGGACACCATCACCGAGGTGCCGACCGTTGACCCCTTCGCCTCGACGCGGCCGTATTCGCCGTAGTCGGTGCCGCTCAGCCCGGTCTGCCGCAGCCGGAAGTGGGCAAGCACGCCGGCGGCGGACGCGTAGAGCAGGCCCCTCAGGTATGCCCGGTACGCCCACCCGCCTTTGAAGACCATGTTCGTGACGGTTAGGGACACTGCCTCCGCTGAGACACCCGTCTGCGCCGTCGGCGAGAACGCTTGGCCGCGGGCAGGGTCGTTGAGCCGGGCCGGGGTCAACCGCATGCCCGACCGCACGGTGATGGGCACGTCAGGTCCCCTCTCTCACAGCGACAGCACCGCGGGCTGCCACACGTCGACTTCGGTGCCGGCGGGCCAGGTCCGGGTCACGCCGTTGACGGCGCGGGCGGACAGGGTCACCCGCTGCGGGCTGATCAGCCGGACGTTGTCCACCGACACCACGACCGGGAGCGTGTTGGTGTTGCCGGACTCCAGGCGGGTCGCCAGGCCGCCGAGGGTGCCCGACGTCAGATCGCCGTCGGTCGCCTCGACCTGCCAGCCCGGTTCCGCGACGGTCGTCCGCCACGCCTTCGCGCGCAGCAGCGAGCCACGGGCGAACACGGCCACCCGCCACGTCGCGCCGGCCGCGTGGGTGCCGATGCCGGCCGCCGACGCGAGGCTGCCGGACAGGGCACCGCCGACACGCTTCAGCAGGACCAGGTCGACGCCGCCGCCGACCTTGATGTCCAGCCGCGCGCAGTAGTAGTTGCTGGTGTCCGCCGCCCGGAACAGCACCCAGTGCGTCACCGGCGCGCCGGTCGGCCCGGCGAGCGGGTTCGTGATCTCCACCAGCAGCGTCGGGTCGGTGGTGCCGAGGTCGACCAGGGCGTACCGGAGCACGTTGACGGTGCCGTTGGAGATCCGGCCGACGGTGCCGCTGGTGCTGTAGTCCGACGTCGCGCCGCCGGACACGGTCCACGCCTGCCCGGTGTCAGCCGCGCCCCAGCCGTTCGACACGGTGCGGGTGAACGTGTCCGCCGCGGCGGGGCCGATCGCCGAGGCGGCGACCTGTTCGGCGCCGACCCGCAGGCTCAGCGGGAAATCGGCGGCGTCCTCGGTCCACGGGCCGTTCTCGTCGGTGGACGCGAGCAGCATCGACATGTTCCCGGCCGGGAGGCCGAGGGTGGTGCTGCCGTCGGCCGGGACGCGGGCCGCGCCGTCGACCACCGCCACGTCCCACGGCGAGCCGGGAGACGCGTTGTAGGTGATCGTCCAGTCGTAGACGTCGAGGTGCTCGGCGTACCCCTGCGCCAGCACCTTGACCGGACCGGGCGGCAGCCACGGCGGGAGGGTCGTCAGCGACAGGGCGTCGCCGGCGTCGACCCGCGCCACCGCCTGCGTCAGAGCCGGATCGGATGCCAGCGCCTGCGCGGCGAGGTCTACCCGGATGCGCGGATAGCGGGCCTCGTCGACGGTGCCGAGCCACAGCCGCCAGCCAGCCTGGTCGGGGAGCTGGTCGTCGGTGGCGACGTTGACGGTGTCCGACGTGTCGTAGGTGCCGACCCCGGCGGGCGGGTTCGCGGTGGACAGCGGCCCGGTGGTCTGCACGGCCCGCGCGGATCCGCCGTCGGGGCGGCTGACCGTGATGTCGTTGCGGGTCGCGTCGTCGTCGTCGACCGGGTCGAACGGCGGGCTGATGTGCCCGGCAGCGTAGTCGAGCGGCACCGCCGGCTGGTTGTAGAGGCTCGCCCGGGTCCGGTAGGTGAGGCCCAGGTGGCTGCGGGCGTCGGTGAGGATGCCGCCGTCGGCCTTGGCCGCATCCCTCAGCACGTCGAGCAGCGGCGCGATGGGCTGCGGCCCCATGACCTCCGTGTCGTGCGGGTAGCCCCACACGGTCACGGGGACGCCTTCCTCCGCGGCGAGGCGGATGATCCGGTTACCGGCGGTCTCGCCCGCGTAGCCGGTGGACACCTGGGCCAGGTTTTCGGCGAGGAACAGCCGCTGGTCGGCGACGGCCAGGTGGGAGACCAGGCCGTCCTGAAGATAGGCAGAGCCGACGACCTCAACCTTGGTCGGATACCCGAACGCGCCCGCGTAGGTGAACGGCGAGCCGGGCGACGCGTAGAAGCTGTTGCCGGCGTTCGTCCAGTACGGCCGCCAGGACACGTTCCCGCCGACCTGGGAAAACTCGACGTACATCAGCAACCAGCTCGTCAGCAGCACCCCGCCGTTGAGGATGCCCTCGTCGTCGACGACCGCGCCCGTGCGGCTGTACCCGACGAACCGGAAGCCGCCCGAGGACGCCTGCAAATCCCACCGGGCGACGGTGCCGCCGCTCGTGTGCAGCCGCAGGTAGGTGACGTCGCCGCCGCTGGGCTGCGACGGCAGCTTCATGAACAGCATCAGCGACCAGGTCGACGACCCGGGCCGGGCGACGACGGGCGAGCTGATGAACGACGTGAAGTCGGTCATCTGGGCCGCAGCGACGGTGCCGCCGAGCCGTCCGCTCGTGACTCCGAAGGTGACCTTGTTGGAGCTGCCCGCGCCGATGCCGGCGGCGGCGCTGGTCGGCCGGGTCGCGTTCTCGCCGTCCTCCAGCGGCAGGTACGCGGCCGGATTGGCTGCGGTCAGCGTCCGCCGCATCGGCGAGATGACCGGGCTGTTGCCCTGCGACATGCGGCGGGTCACGCCGGCCGCCTCGACGGGCACCCAGCGGTCCTTGCCGGAGATGTCCCAGCGGGGCGGCCACGCGCTCACCTCGCCGTGGAAGCGGGCGCCGCGGTCGATGGGGATGGCCCCACCGGACCAGGTCCACGTGCGGCCCTGAGCGTCAACGAGCTGGGTGTCCCCGGCTCGCAGGGTGGTGAAGTCCGGGGCGGCGACCAGGACGCCGCTGTGGCGCAGCTCGAAGCCGTACAGCTCGCCGTTCATGCCCCACGCGCCGAACGACGACACCCGGCCGACCTCGACGCCGTACGGCCCGGCCTTGACGCTGGTGGCGCCGAACGTGCCCTGGCTCAGCTGCGTCCACGGCCCGGCGATCGTGGGGGCGGTGTAGAACGTCCGCACGCCGGTCGCCACGGTCAGGGTCACCCGCAACGCCAGCGACCCGTCCGGCAGCGGCGCCGGCCGGAACTGCCCGGAGTTGCTTCCGGTCAGCACGCTGGACCCGTTGACCCAGTAGAACTCCAGGTTCCCGGCGTCGCCGATCGCGAATGCCCAGGCGTCGTCTTTCCCGGCGATGAAGGCACGGGTGTGGTCGGTCCACTGCGGCAGCCGCAGCCACACCCGCACGTCCAGATCACCGGTGCCGTTGAGTGAGGTGTGCGGGCCGGTGACGGCGGCGCCCTGAGCGGCAGCGCCGGCGCCGCGCCGCCCGTCGACAGCCAGCGCCCCGCCCGGGCCGGCTTCGGCGACACGGACCCGGATCGGGGTGTTGCGGCCCAGCAGCCCGTAGTACGGGCTGGCCGGGTTCCGGCCCGAGTACTTGCCGTCGCGGTGGTTCAGGACCAGGCCGCAGCGGGCCACCTCGACCTCGCTGCCCTCGTTCGGGCGGCCCCGGCTGATCGACACCCCGCCGCCGGAGCTGGCGGATCCGACACGCACGTCGGGAGTGACGTCGACCCAGCCGAGAGACGGGCCGAGGTGCAACTCGGTGGTGAGACCGAGGGGAGTCGTCGGGAACGCCATCAGCTGCTCCTTCCGAGCACGACCTGCACGTTGCCGCCGCGCACCTTCACCGCGGCGCGCAGCATCTCCACGAGGAAGTCGGCCATCGGGGTGCCGTCCGATTCCAGCCGCAGCGTGGTCACACCCCCGGCGCCGCCGGCCTGCGACAGCGGGGTGACCCGGGCGCCGGTGGGCAGATCCACGATCTCCGGCTCGCCGCCGTCACCGACGATCGCCGCGCCGCCGCGGGTGATGTTGCCGCCGCGGGCCAGCAGCGGCAGGGTCGGCATGCTCCAGCCCATCCCGCCGATGCCGCCCGGGATCCACGACGGAGCCCGGAACGACAGCCGGCCGACGGTACGGTTCCAGAACGAGGCGATCTGGTTGAAGCCCCACCGGAACGGCGCGAGGATGATCCGGCCGACGTTGGCCAGGCCGCGCCCAAGCCGCCCCGGCAGAGACAGGTACCAGTTCAGGAACCGGGCGCCGCCGGAGACGATCCCGTTGTACGCGCCCAGGATCCACTTCTTCCACAGGGTGTTGACGAACCAGTCGCCGACCGCCGCGGCGGCCGTCTTGATCGCACCCCAGGCGACCTTCCACGCGGTCTGGAACCACGTCGTCTTGGTGGCGATCAGCACGATGATCCCGATCAGCGCGATGACCGCGAGGATGATCAGACCCACCGGGTTGGCGGTCATCGCCGCGTTGAGCACCCACTGCGCGGCCGCCCACGTCAGCGTCGCCGCCCGGGTCGCCACCATCGCCACCCGCTGCGCGGCCATGCCCACCACGGCGCGGGCCCGGGCCAGGATCCCGCCGTTGGTCGCCGCCGTCTCCGCCGCGGCCGCCGCCGTGGCGCCGCGGTGCACCGCGGTGTTCGCGATCAGCGCCTGCGTCTGCGCCTGGAGAGCCGCGCGCATGCCCCAGTTCGCGGCCACCTCAGCCACCCGGATGGGCAGAGCCACCACCGTGGCGATGTTCGCCGCGGTCTGCGCCGTCTTCGAGATCACGTAGCCGGCGGCGATCACCGGCAACAACTTGGCCAGGGTGTCCAGGTGCCCGGCGGCGAAGGACACGACCTGCCCGGTGAGGTTCAGGCCGTCGTTGAACTCGTCGCCGTGCGCGGCGACCACCGGGATGACCTGCCCGAGGCCGGTCAGGATCGACCGCAGCGTGGACAGGACCTGCCCGACGCGTTCCTGCCCCTCGGCGGACTCCAGCCACTGCCGCATCGCCGCCGACCCCGCCACCAGCGCGTCCAGGGTGCCGCCGCCGTTGTCGCCGGCGCCGAGCACCGCCTTGACCGACATCACCACGTTCCACGCCAGCGCACCGAACTGCCGCAGCGCCGTCAGCCCGGTGGAGATCCACCGCTGGGCATCGCCGGAGCGGCGCGCGTTGATCGACCACTGCTCGAACCGAGTCGCGATCGTGCCGACGTTCCCGGCGAGCCCGGGCAGGAAATTGGAGCCGACGGCCACCCACTGGAGCAGCCCGTTGACCACCGGCCGCACCGCCCGGGCCAGCCGGTCGGTGGTCTTCGCCGTGTTGTCGAGCAGCCGGTCGACGTCGCGCACACCGGCACTGGTGCGCAGCAGCCCCGCCGACTGCCGGATCGCCACGTTGAAGCTGCCGCCCATCCGCCCCAGCCACGTCGTCACCCGCGGCAGGTAGACGCCGGACAGGTCCCGCAGGTCACCGGCCACGTTGCGGAAGGTCGCCTGCTGGCCGGCCCGGGCCGCGCCGGCCCACGCCGGCGCGAGCGCCCGCAGGGTCAGGATCACTTCCCGGCCCGCCGGCGACAGCCTCGCGAGCGCCTCCGCCGCCGGGTCGATACCGCCCGACGCCGCGCCGGCGCTGGACTCCCGCACCGCCTCCTGCGCGTCAGCGAGCCGCTGCGCGGCCTGCTCCACCTGCCGCTGCGCGTCACGCTGGCGCTCCAGCGCGGCCTGCACCGCGTCCGAGCCCTCGACGCCCTTGCGGGCGCCGTCCTCCTGCTCGGCCGACAGGTCCTCGACCCGGTCCTTGACCTGCTCCACGGCCAGCTGCGCCCGCGCGTAGGCCCGTTCGGCCTTCGCGATGTCCTCCGGCACCCCGCCCTGCCGGGCCCGGACCAGGTCCCGCTCCGCGTCGGCCACCGCCGCGATCGCGTCGCCCTCGTCCAGATGGGCCTCCCGGACGCTGCGCGACAGATCGTCGAGACGTTCCGCTTCCTCCTGCCGGGCGCGGGTGACGGCCTCCTGAGCGGCCAGGGCGGCCCGTTGGGCGTCGGCCAGCGCCTCGGTGGCGGTCTTCACCTCCCGCTGCGCGGCCGCCACCCGGCGGCCGGCGCCAGCCGCCGCCCCGCCGCCGCCCGTGGCGGCCTGCCCAGTCGCCTTCCACGCATCGGCCAGGCCGAAGGTGACGGTGCGGGTCGCCGCCACCTGCAACGCCGTCGCGGCGATCGCCGCCGGCAGCAGCCAGATCGCCCCGGCCGCGCCGACCGCAGACGACGCGAGCGCCACCGCGTGCGCGCCGGCCGACGCCATCGCCCCGCCGAGCGCGACCGTGGACGCCGCCGAGGCGAGGTTCGCCGCCCGCACCTGCCCCGCCGTGCGGGTCAGCAGCTGGGACACGCCGCGGTCGCGGCCGACGGTGTTGAACACCAGGCTGGTATCCGACACGGGCAGGGCACCTCCCTACTTCTGCTTGGCCAGCTCGGCTTGCGCCTGGTCGACCTGCTCGCACGCGGCGAGGAACTGGTCGACGGTCAGCCGGTCCTGCTCGGACAGGGGGATGTGCAGCAGCGACGCGATGCTCAGGGCGTAGGCGTGGCGTCGCTCGGCGAGAGGGCTTTTCCCGGGTCGTCCGGGGCGTCGGCCAGCTGCTGCCGCAGCACCGCCAGGGTGAGCATCCGATCCTCGGGCGACAGGTCACCGTCGGGCAGCTTCTCCACCTCCGCGATCTCGGCCTCGATCTCGCTCTTGGTGCGCTCCAGCAGCAGCTCGTCGTCGTAGAAGTCCACGTCGGCGTACTTCAGCGTCGGGTGCTGGCGGCGCAGCATCGTCCACAGCAGCGCCCGCCGCGCCGCCGTCTGCCCCTTGAGCAGCTGCGCCTTGAAGTCCGTCGCGTACGCCAGGCCGGTGTGCTTCTCGATGGCCTCCATCTCCATCACCCGCAGCCGGCCGGGCCGGTACTCCCACCGCTGCTCCTCGCCGTCCTCCGGCCGGTACACCAAGAACATGGGTCAGCCTCTCCTCGCGATTCGTCGTGCACGGTTGTCCAGCGCCCGCGCGGCCGCCGAGCGCAACCGGGCGTGCAGGCGCCGCAGCGGGTCGTCGAACCAGCCCGGCGCCCCGATCTGCGTCACCCACGTCTCGGTGTCGCCGAACACCGGGTGGCGCCACCCCCGCCTGGCGTTGAGGCGCTTGGGCGCGTTGGCGAACCCCCGCAGGTTGGTCTTGCGGGCGCGGATCCGGACGCCGGCGCGGCGACCGTCCACGCGCACCTGCGACTCGACGCCGGCGGCGACCGCGGCGCGCAGCGGCTCGTGGCCGTCGTCCAGGCCACCGGTGGCCATGCCCATCAGCGCGCCGCGCACCGCGGCCACCCCGGGCTCCAGCACCGCGTGCAGCTCGGCGGCCAGCTCGGCACGCCATTCCTCGCCGCCGGCCTCGTCCTCGAGCGCCCGGGCCACCCGGGAGAACGACCGGTTGTCCGGCTCGACGACGACGTGGTCCATCGTCAGGCCGTCGCCCGGCTGATCGGGCCGGAGGACGGGAACGTGTACGACGCCTCGTTGACGTCGCCCGGCGAGCCGGAGATCGGCGTCCAGTTCTTGATCAGGATGTTGCCGGTGTACTTCGGGTTCGAGGTACCCACCACCGCGTTGGTCGCCCGGGCCTCGAAGGTCACGACCTGGCCGAACAGCGCCCACATCGCGCTGTCGAGCGCCGACGCGGCGACGTCGTTCTTGAAGGTGACCGCGACGCCGCCGGAGGCCAGGCCGCCGAGGACCTCCTTCCAGCCCTGAGACGCGAACGTGGTCACGTCCTTCTCCTCGACCTCCGCGGTGACCTCGCACTTGGAGGTGTTGGCGGAGCGGTCGACACCGTTGACGGCCAGGTACGCGGCCTTGAGCACCATGAGCGGCATGGCGTATCTCCTTCGTGGTGGTGATGCTCAGGCCGAGACGCCGAGCGAGACGACGAACAGGAACGACGGGCCGGTGCCGGTGATCGTCCAGCTGGCCCGGTAGTACGTGTCGGTGCTCGCGCCGGCCACCCGGCGGGCCTCCCCACCGACCGCGGTCGCGGTGGTGAACGCGACCCGCTCAGTCGGGGACGGGAAACCGGTCGCGTCGTCGGATTGGATCTTCACCGCCAGGGACGGCGAGCCAGTGCCGGCGACGGACAGGACGTGCAGCGCGGCGACCAGCTCACCGCCGGCAGGCACCGCCACGTGCAGCACCGACGTGCCGGTCCCGGTCGCGGTGCGGGCCAGGCCCGGCGGGTGCAGCAGCACCCCGCGCGCCAGCGGCGACGTCGACGACCAGGCCGCCGCCCACGGGGCGACCTCGCCCTGCCCGCCGAGCAGCTGATACTGGCCCTGCATCGCGCCCATGACGTAGGCGGTGTCACCGACGGCGGCGCCGCGCGGGCACGCCGTCCACGCGCCGACGCCACCGAGCGCGGCCCACAGCGCGTCGTCGACCTTCGACGGGTCGCCGGCCTCCCAGAACCCGGAAGCGGTCAGCTTCGCCGACTTCGTGCCGGCCATGACCTCTTTCCAGATCTTGTCCGTGGCGGGGTCGTAGGAGCCGAACGTGGTCACGTCGCGGTCCTCGGCCTCGGCCTGCGGCTCCACCTTGTTCGTGCGGCCGGTCAGGTCGACGCCGCCGTTGAACAGCCGGACGTTCTTCAGGATCTCCGCCACGGCCTACCCCTCTCCGCTGTCGAACCCGATGACCCGCACCGGCCACTCGCCGCCGTAGAAGGTGACGTCGCCGACCCGGTAGAGCCGGTGCCCTTGGAAGCGGCGCACGTGCAGGTCGTGGATCTGCCCGCCGAGGGTCGGCTCGGCCTCCAGCGCGGCCTTGACGCTGGCCGGCCCGGCGGGACGCATGAACTGCTGGAGCCGGGCCTGGCCGGAGCGGTCGTCGGCGCGGGAGACCAGCAGCCGCACCAGCACCTCGGCGTCGACCAGGCCGCCGAAGCTCTGGTCGTAGTTGATGACCCACTCACCCACGTACAGGTGCGGCGGCTCGACCGAGTCCGGCACGAACGGATCCGCGCGCAGGATCCCCGGCACCTTCCTGCCGGTGTCCGCGAGGCGCTCAGAGACCGCGGCGAAGTCCACCGGTCAGCTGCCCTTGCGCTTCGCCGCGCCGCCCGGGAGCTGCGGGCTTTCCTCTTCCTCGGCGGGCGGGGTGGCCAGCGGAGCACGGCGGCGGGCGTCTGTCCCGCCGTGCTCGCCGGCGGCCGCGGCCTCCGCGAGGGCCGCCAGGTCGACCTGGCGGGCCCAGAACCGGCCCTGCGCGTCGATCGCGGCGACCGCGTCCGCGGCGCCGGCCTGCTCGGCGGCGGCGCGGTCGGCGTCGAGCCGGGCCAGGGTCTGCACCGCGATGATCTGCTGGTCGACGCGGTGCACCTCGGCCAGCTGTCCGGCGGCCGCGTGCTCGTCGCGCTGACGAGCGAGCGCGGCCAGGATCGGATCGGTGTCTGTGCTCACGTGGCGGCTCCTCAGCGCAGGGTGAACGGGACGAGCAGGGTGGCCACGTCCGGGTCGACGCGGGCCATGCGCACGGCCCCGCCCCAGTCGGCGGACCCGAACACCCCCTCGGGGGTGTCCTTGCGCTTGTTGAGCCGGCTCGCCTGGAGCAGCGCCGCCTCGGCGACCGTGTCCGGCACCGCCGGCCACCCGGGCCGGGCGGTGATCCGCACCCGGCTGCGGCTGGTCCAGTTGCCGCGCAGCCCGGTCACGGGCCACCCCGGACGGACCGGCTCCTCCGGCTCGAAGTCGGTGAAGGTGGTCCAGGCCCCGGTGCGGCTGGTGCGCACCTGTACCACCAGGCCGGTGGTGTCGGCGATGTCGTCGACCAGCAGCAGCAGCCCGTCGGGGTTGTTGTCGTCGAGCAGCCGGCCCGCCGTGGGCATGCTGCGGGTGATGACCGTACGGCCGCGGTAGAAAAAGCGGCCACAGTGGTCGTCGATGCTGCGGCACGCCGCGGCCAGCTTCTGCCCCAGCAGCACGTCCCGCGTGGCGTCGGTGGGCGTGATCCCCAAGCTCTCTTTGAGCAGGGACAGCGGAATGTACGTGGGCGGAGCCGGGTCACCGACATCGACACTGCCGTGCGTGACGTCATCGACGAGGCCCGTCGCCGTCCACGTCCACGCCCACTGCCCGGCCGAGTCAGCCAGGAACGACGCGTCGTACACGCCGAGGGAGGCCCGGGACGCGGCTGGGGCGGGAGACAGCAGCGTGCCGTCGGGCCGGGTCACGACGACGGTCACGGTCGCGTCGGTCAGTGCACCGTCGGCGTCGCGGACCCGGTGCCGCAGGTCAATCCGGTCGCCCACATCGCGGCTGGTCACATCCACCTCCCGGCAGAGTCCGTGGTGAGTCGCCCGCCCGTGGTGTCCGTGACGATGCGGGCAGCGGCGCCCGACGACGACCCGGCCTGCCCCCACCAGCGCGCCCCCAGCGCGGGCAGCGCGGCGGTGAAAGCGGCGTCGTCGGCGGCGGCCGCGGCGATCTGGCCGGTGAGCGCGGGCAGCGTCGCGGTGAGCGCGGCGTCGGTGCCGAGGGCCGGCAGCTCGACCAGCAGCGCCAGCATCGACCCGGTCACATCCGAGGTGACCAGGTCACCGCCGTACGAGCCAGACGCGGCGGCCACCTGGTGGCCGGCGGCCGCGCGGATGTTCGCGTTGGCCGTGGGCCGGCTGGTCGCGTGGTCGACGGGCTTCGTGTACGCGCCCGGCAGCGTGATGACGGTCGGGATGGTGCTGGAGGCGACCCGGCAGTGAGCGGCAGCCACGAGCGCCGAGCCGGCGGCGACGCCCGGCAGCGTCGGCAAGGTCAGCGGACTGCCGGCCGCCGAGCTGACTGCGACCTGGGCGATGCCGCCGACGCCGCGCAGCACAACCATCGTCCACGCGCAGGTGATCGCGCCGGACGGAGTCAGGGTCGGCGGAGCGTCGCCGCTCTGAAGTTCTCGCGTCCACGCGTAGAGCCGCGAGTTGCTGCCCTCGGAAACCGGCCACGACGGGCCGGCCGGAGCCGACCAGCCCGCCGAGGGGGTCAGGGCCAGCGCCGCGCCGGACGGGTGCCCGAACAGCAGCGCGCGGTCGCCGGGCTGCCAGTCAGCGTGGAACGCCGTGGCGATCGGGGTACTGACGGTGCCGGCACCGGTGTTACCCGAGGCTGCACCCACGACGACGGCCGCCACCAGGATGCTCGCCCGGTCAGCCTGCGGGCATGGACACGGTGCCGCCCGTCAACCGCAGCGCCAGCCCGACGCTGACCGCCACGGTGTTCAGGGTCAGGTCACCGCCGCCACCCGTCGCCGAGCACGACCCGTCCATCACCGTGGCGCCGCCGGACGTCTTGGCACGCCACCAGCCCGCGTCACCGGCGGCCGCCCCCGTCGCCTGGAGCTGCGGAGTCACCGCCAGCGCCGCTGCGCCGTTCGCTGCGGCATCGAACGCCGGGTTGTTGATGGTGAACGTGGCCAGCAACGTCCCGGTCGCGGCGTCAGCGGCGGTGGCCGGCTGCGCCCCGGTGCGGATCTCGACGGTGCCGCCGTTGAGCCGGCCACAGACGGCGTCGACGGCGGCGTTACGCGAGGCCGCGGGCAGCCGCACCGCCATGGCTACTTACCGCCGCCGGCGTTGTCGCCAGCGCCGCCGTCTCCCTGGCCGTCGCCGTCCCCCTGGCCGTCGCCGTCCCCCTGGCCGTCCGTATCGCCGGTGCCGCCGTCGTTCTTGCCGCCCGCGGGCGGCTTCGCGCGGCCGCGGCCTCGGGCGGGCGCCTTGCCCGGCGCCTTCCCATCGGCCTCGTCGTCGCCCTCGGGCACCGCGTAGCCCTTGGCGATCAGATCCTTGGCCTCCTTGTCCGGCACCTCGGCGGTCTCGCCGGCGGCGATCGACCGCTCCGGGGTGGCGTAGAGGGTCTTCATCGTGATCCGCATACCGGTGTTCCCCTTTCGCGTGGAAGGCCCGGCCGGTGATCGGCCGGGCCTTCCGGTCAGCGTTGTGTAGTGGATCCGCCAGGCGGTCAGGCCGCCGGGCGCACGCGCGGCTTGCCGCGCACGACCGCCGCGGCGCAGGCCATCGTCGGCGTGGTGCCGGCCTTCGCCGTGATGGACACCCGCAGGTACCGCTTGATGCCCCGGTAGCCGATCTTGAAGACCTGGTTGTGGTTCGCCGACGTCACGACCGGGGCCGTACCGTCCAGGTCGGCGGCCGGGACAGCGGTGAACGCCGCGTTGTCGTCGGAGTGCTGCACCTCGAAGGTCAGCGACGCTCCGGCGCCGGTGATGGCGCCCGCGTCGATGCACACCACCGCCGCGTCGTACCCGGCCAGGTCCACCCCGCTGCCGTTGACCGGGACAGCCGGGTCGGCCTGGTTGGTCGCCTTCAGCGACTGCGCCAGGGCGACGTCGTTCTTCAGGTCACTGCGCATGATCTCGTTTTCCTTCCTCGCCTAAACGCTGGCGATCGTGGCGCTGACCGATGGTGATTCGCCGCCGGTCAGGGAGCTGAGTCTGGCCCGGATGTGCCGGACCACCTGGGTTGCGTGAACGAGGGGCCCGGACGAGCTGCCGCCGGCGTTCAGGAAGAACCACGTTTGTCCGTCGTGGGAACCTTCCAGCGCGACCTGCCACGACGTCGGTGACCCGGTCACGGTCAGGAGCATCGTGTGGTTGCCGAGCGAGGCTTCGAGGTCCCGGGCTACGCCCACCGCCGGGGCGGTCGTAGCCTGGGACAGCGACGTGAACGGCAGCATCAGGCCTTGACCTTGAGGCGCACGAACGCCTCGGCCAGAACCGGCATGCCGTCGACCTCGCGGCGGCCGATGAACCCGACCTGGTTGGCCTCGGCGTACAGCTCCACCAGGCGCTGGATCTCCAGGTTCAGGGCGTCGGCGATGTGGTAGAAGCTGAAGTCGGCGATCATGCCGACGTAGCCGTTGGCGGTGATGGTGTTCGGGGCGTACTCCGACACCACGTAGGGGACCTCGAGGATCGTGTCCGGCTGGTCGGACAGGCCGGCCTTCCAGATGTACTGCCCGTCGGTGGTCTTCAGCTTGCGGATCGTCTTGACCAGGTCGCGGTGGTAGAGCCACCGGGCCCGCCGCCAGTAGGCGGCCTTCAGCGCGTACTTCGCGTCGATCAGCTGATCCGCGACTGTGAAGCTGCCCGCCGCGGTGGGGATGGCGCCACCGGTACCGATCTCCACGTCTCGGGAGGTGGGGATGCCGGCGCTGCTCGCCGTGAACACACCCAGGGGCTTCTTGTTGCCGTCACCGACCATGTACGCCTTCTCCTCGGAGACGGCGAACTTGTAGGCCAGGCGCTCGCGGACCAGGTTCTCGGCCCGGTTCGCGGTCAGCCGCAGCAGCTTGCGGGAGATCTTGGTCCGCTTCGCCAGGGGGTTGGGGGTCAGCTCCCGCTTGCCCAGGCGCAGCGCGTCGTCCTGGCTGCCGGTGCCGACTTCGCTGGTCCACTCGGCGTCGTTCATGTCGGTGTCCAGCGTCGGGATGCCGAGGCTGGCGGCCTCGGTGAGCCGGTGCACGGTGGCCAGGCCGCGCAGCTGCACGGCGTCGTCGACGGCCTGGACCAGCTCGGTGACGAACTGCTGCGGGGCGACCAGGTAGCCGCCCTCCGGGTCCGAGCCGGCGATCAGCGTGCGGGACTGCTCCGGCGACAGCGACGCGCGGCCGCCGATCAGGTACTGGCGGAACGCGCGCATCTGCGCGTCGCCGCTGCCGTCGGGGCCGTTACGCTCCCCGCCGTCGCGGTCGTCGTCGCCGCGGCCGGGCTGGTCGCCGGGCTCGTCGTTGATGCGCCGCTCCTTCGCGCGCAGCTTCTCCTCGCGCTCGATCTGGGCGTCGCAGCCGTCGACCTGCTCCATGAGCCGGTCGAACTTGGACGACTCCTCGGCGGTCAGGTTCCGGCCGCCGTCGTTCTCCGCGGCGGTGAGGATGTCGCGGGCCTGCTTCGCGAGGCCCGCGCGCTCCTGCCGCTTGGCGTTGATGTCCACTCCGTGGTCCTTTCTCGGGTGTGGTGACTGCCGCCCGGCAGGGGGCGGAGGTGCTGCAGGCCGGCGAGGGCGGGGGCTTCCCGGGCCCCGCCGTCGCCGGCGGTCTACAGCGCGCCGGCCATCTGGAGGCGGCGGCGAACGGTGTCCAGGGCGCGGCCGCCGCTCTCGGCGGCCGGCGCCGGCGGGGCCGGGTCGGACGACGTGGGCTGGCCGGTCCGGTCGAGCAGCTGCCGCAGCGCGGCGATGCTGTCGGCGTCGAGCCGGTGCAGCAGACCGCGGACGCTGTCGAGCAGCTGCTCGTCGACGGCCAGACCGCCGGCGCGGCCGGACTCGACCACCGCGTTGGGGTCCATCGGCAGCGGCACCGACGACAGCTCGTACAGCTCCCAGTCCACGGCCACGCCGCCGCGCCAGTAGTCCTGCGTCTTCGGGTCCTCCCACTCGAAGACCGAGAAGCCGATCGACACGGCATTGAGGAACCCGTCGCGGTACTTGCGTTCGACGGTGGCCGCGAAGTCGTCCTTGCGGTCGAACTCGATGTCGAACATCAGCCGCTTCTTGTCGTCGACCTCGGTCTTGACCGACCGGCCGATCGGCAGTGAATCCCGGCCCCAGTAGCGGTGGCCGTAGCCGAAGACGGGGTTCGCCCGGTACCGGTCCAGGCGGGCGCCGTCCATCTTCAGCGAGATGCCGTCGCCCTTCTCGCCCTCGGTCGCGCCGATGAACCGCAGCGGGCCGTCCGGGTCCGCGGTGGTGTCGCGGACCATGAACGCCCGGTGGAAGGCCATCTTCTTCACCGGTTCACCTCCGGTCGTGCCTGGCGGTCGCGGGGCGCGGCCGGCTGCTGCCGGTCCGCCCGCGGCCGGCTCTGGCGGCGGCCGCGCCCGTCGTCGTCGCGGTCCTGGTCGTGGGTGGGCTGCTCGTCGCTCACGTGGTGTGCTCCGTCGCGTTGCAGGTGCAGCCCGGGTGCACCGGGCAGGCCCGCCCCGGCTGCGGCGGGTCGTTCGGGGCCGGCGCCGGCTGCATGTTCAGCGGCACCAGGTACGTCTCACCCCGGCCGTCGGGCAGCGGGTTCTCGTTCTCCCGCTCGCGGATGTCGTCGCCGGACAGCCAGCCCCAGTTCCGGCCGATCGCGTACGCCTCGTAGCGGGACTTCAGGTCACCCCGGGTGATCGCGTCGACGATGTGCTCGGCGAAGAACCGCGGCCGTTCCCGCTCGGTGAGCAGCCGCATGTTCGTGTACTGCTCCCAGGTCACCAGCCAGCCGAGCAGGGTGTCCTGGAGGTACTCCAGCGACTGCCACTCGATGTTGCTGAAGGTGGCCCGCTCCAGGTCACCGATCTTGTGCGGGGGCAGGCGCAGCCACCGGCACATCTCGTTGACCTGCAGCTTGCGGGTCTCCAGGAACTGGGCATCCTCCGGCGGGATGCCGATGTCCTGCCACTCCAGGCCCTCTTCGAGGATCGCGACCCGCTGCGCACGGTCCAGGCCGCGGTGCAGGTTCTCCCAGTCGGCCTGGAGTCGCTTGTGGCCCTCCGGCGACATCTTCTTCGCCGTCTTCAGCACACCGCCCGGGCGGGCGCCGTTGGAGAAGAAGCTGTTGCCGAACTGCTCGGTGGCCAGGCCCATCCCGATGGACTGCCGGGCCAGCTTCACCACGCTGTAGCCGCGGATACCGTCGTAGCCGAGCCCGCCGATCGGCAGGACCTCGTCGGGGAACAGCCGGGTGTAGATGCCGTTGACGTCGTCGTCGTACCGGTAGGCGACGGTCAGCTTCCCGGGGCCGGTGCGCTTGACCTCCGGGGTGATCCGGTCCGGGCGGATCGGCCACACCTCCGTGACCTCACCGGCGCCGTTGCGCAGCACGTGCGCGTACCCGGTGCCCCACGTCAACGCGTGCCCCTGGAGCGTCCGCTTGAACACGATCGGCGGCATGATTTCGTTCGGCTGGTCGTGCAGCACCTGGTAGACCCGGTGCTCCCGGGCCCGCCGCTTGCCCCGATCGAGACGCTCGTACAGCGGCAGCGGCAGCTTCCCGACGTCGGTGGCGATCGCGTTCACCCCGGCGAAGAACGGGCTGTAGTGCAGCGCCGTGTCCTCCGACACCCACGGGCCGGACGCCGTCGACGAGCCGCCGGTGAACCACTCCTCCACCCACTTCTCCGGGGTGGCCACCCCGGACGTGCCGGTGGAGGACGCCCGCTGCGACAGCACCGAGCGGAAGAAACCCACGGTCAGCTCCCGGCCCCACGCCGCCGCGCGTCCGGCGCGCCGTCGGCGGCCGCGGGCAGCGCCGCGGCGATCCCGACGACGAACACCAGCGCGCCGACGACCGACAGCGCCACCCCCAGCGACCACCACAGGGCCAGGCCCACGCCGAGCAGCACCAGCCCGGCCAGCACCACCAGGTCGACCCGGTCGACGCCGGCGGCGACCCGCGCGCCGGCGGACCGGGCCGCGGCGGCCACCAGGCCGTCCCGGCCGGCCGGGACGGCCTCGGTCGTGGTTTCCTCGCTCACAGGTCCCTCCCAGGGGGTCAGCCGACCGTGGCCAGGCCGCGGTAGTCCAGGACGTCGTCCTCACCACCGCGCATCTGCCCGTCGATGGCGAAGAACAGCGCCGGCATGCCGTCGATACGCACGTGCTCCTTGCGGCGGTCCGGCTTCACCGGCCGCACCCGGTCCGGATCGTCGGCCGGACTCTTGCCCTTCAGGTGCTCGGCCATCCACCGGGCCACCGGGTTACCGCCGTGCGCGTACTCCCGGGCGTGCAGCGCCCGCGTGAACTCCGTCATCGGCCCGGTCATCCGGTCGTACGTCGTCGACGACTCGTAGCACTCCAGACCGGTGCGCTCGACGATCTCCTGCCGCACCGGCTCACCCGACCACTTGTCGTACGTGACGTCGGCGATCGCGAACTGGGCGTGGTCTTCCTCGATCCCGTCGTAGATCGACGTGTAGTCGATGACGTTGCCCTCGGTCACCGTGATCCACCCGGCGTCGCACCACTGCTGAAACGCCCCGTCGGTGTGCTCCGACAGGCCCGGCACCACCGCCTCGGGCACCCAGAACCGCCACCGGATCGACCCGTCATCGAACAGCAACGCCCACGCCGTCAGGTCCAACTTGCTCGACAGGTCCAGACCGGCCCAGCACTTACGGCCGGCCAGCTGCCCGTCACGCCACGTCGGGTTGGCCGCCAGCTCGCCGGCGTTGGCGTCCCACAGGTCCAGCGGGATATACCGGTACAGCTGCTGGACCCGCTGGTTGAGCTGGAACTGGCGGAACGCCTTCTCCTTCGCGGCGTTCGTCTTCGCCGCCAAAGCGTGCCGGCGCAGCGCCTCCCGGCTCTTGAACTGATCGAGAGCCGGGTTGGCCCACTTCCAGTTCCGCTCATCCCACGGATCGGTCGACACCGGCAGGTGCGGGTGGCCCTTGAAGACGCGGTGCAGCCGCGCCAGCTCCTGCGCGGTGGCCGGGGCCTTGCGGATGAAGGTGAACACGTGCGGGGCGCGCCGCGGGTCCTCCTGGACCTTCTCCGCCTCGTCGATCAGCGACGCACCGAATGAGTGGGGCTCGTCGGTCTCCGTGGAGGTGGCGAACAGCAGTTCCTGCTCGCGGGCGCCGTCGGCGGTGTCCATCGCCTCCCACAGCGACCCGTCCGGCTGCGACAGCACCTCGTCCAGGTTGAAGCCGTGCGGGTTGTGGCCCAGCTCGCCCTTCGCGTCGGAGGTGATGACCTCGTAGATCGACCCGGACTTCTCGTCGACCAGCCGGCGCTCGTTCTTGTAATACTTCAGGCGCCGCGCCAGCACCGGGGACAGCTGCACCATCCGCAGCGCCGGACCGAACACCTTCTCCGCCTGCTTGGTGTCCTTGGCCGCGTTGTAGACCTCGGCGGCCTCCTCGTCGTCGCCGACGAACAGCAGCAACTGGATGGCCGCCGCGATCTCACTCTTGCCGTTCTTACGGCCGACGATGATGAACGCCCGCCGGTACCGGCGCACGTACCGCTGCCACTCCGACGACCAGATCACCTCGCCGAACAACGGCCGGATGATCTCGTGTTCCTGCCACGTACGCAGCACGAACGGCTTACGCCGGTACGGGCCCTTGATGTGGCGCAGCAGCTCGGCCGGGAACGCCACCGCCCGGTCCGCCCGCGGCTGGCAGTAGTGCGCACCCTTCTTCGCGCAGCTGGTGTCCCGGAACGTGTACCCGCAGACCGGGCCCTTGCGATCACGCGGCCGCCACCGCTTGTCGTGATCCGGGATCGGATCGTCAACCGGACCCGGCCGGGCCCGCGACCGCGACCGCGGCGCGCTAGCCGGTGAGGAGGTCCTCGTGCGGGTCACGCCGGCCATCCCCACCCGTCAGCTGCGCCCGGTCCGACGGCGTCAACCCGAACCGCGCCGCCCAGCTCTGCAACTGCCGGTCGGCCTGGCCGAGCACCACCGTCCACGGGTTCCGGGTGACCCGGTGTCCGGTCTGCTTGCCGTTCTTGTCGAACACCGGCAGCTGCACGACCTCGCCCTCAGCGGCGAGCGCCTCGGCGGCCTTGCGCCGTCGCGCCGCGGCGTCGCACGTCACCGCGAACGCCTCCACGTCCCAGGCCGTCAGCACACCCTTGCGGATCAGGTCCGGGGCGTACTCCTCCCAGATCGCCACCGCCTCGTCACCCAGCCACGCCGGCGGCTCGATCTCACGCACGGCCGGCGACGGCACCGGCTCGTCGGTGTTCACCCGGTCGGCCCGGGTGCCCCGAACCAGCTTCAACGCGGTCGGCGCCGGCTTCGGACCACGACTGCCCACTGTGGACACCTCCCCGGATACGGCGAATGTCGAAACTCGTCAGCGTGAAAAGGCACCTCAGCGCGGGGTAGACGGGCCTTCACCAGCAGAGATTCGACCCGCCCCTCCCGCCGGGGCATCGACACTGACCGAACGGATGCCCTGCTCACCGTCCCAGTCGGCGACGTCCGTCATGGGCGGCGAGTAGACCGCCATCGTCGCGACGGTCGCCACCAGCACCACCGTCACACCGGGCAGCATCGCTTCCAGCTGCTCCTTCGCCTGGCGTGCCACGGCGTTCGTGGGGTTGCCCGCCAGCCCGACCACTAGCGTGTCGCCTGGCTGGACCACCAGGCCCGCACACGGCAGCATCGTGATCGACGGCTCGGCCGGCACCAGTGGATGGGTCATGGTCTCCTCCTGTTCCAGCCGCCCGGCTGACGCTTCGCCTTGTCCACCCGATCGCAGGGCTGGCACAACCCACGACCCCGATCCGGATCGTTCGCGTCCAGCCCTCGCGCCACCAGCTCCCGGCGGCTCAGCGGCCAGTGGTCAGCCACCACGCTCGGCCGCGCATCGCACAGCACACAGATCGGATCCCGGTCCAGCACGCCAGCGCGGAAGACGTCACGGTGCTGCTGGTCGTAGCCACGCTCCGCCGGGCTGCCCCGGCGCTGATCCGCGGCCCGGGCCAACCGGCCTCGACAGCCGGGGCACTTCCCGCCGTCGTCACCGGGCCTGCCTCGGCAGCCCGTCGTCGTGCACCGCCTCGGCGCCCGGGTCGGCATCCACTCACCCCCGCATACGACGACCGCCCCGGACGGGGGCCGGGGCGGTCGCCGGGCCGGGCTGGTGCCCGACACTGTCATGCGCCGTACGCGCAAACGGTAGATCGTGGTGCAGGCAGAATCCTGCACCGCGATCATGCACCGGAATCGGACATCTTGGCAAGCTGAGGCTCTCCGACGCGCCGCTCAGGGGTTCTCGCTCATCCAGGCGCCGCCGCGGCCTGCGTGCCCGGATCGGACCCGCTTGGCCTGCGCGGCCCTGCTCGCGGTCTGCCCCTCGGCGGGCTGACTCAGGACGGCGATCGCAAGGAGCACCCTGAACGGCACCGCCGCGCGGCCCGTCTCGTAGACGCACACCCGCTGGCCCTTGATGCCGAGGAGCCGTCCGGCCTGCTCCTGGGTGAGGCCGGCCTGGCGGCGCCATTCGCGGATGCGCCACATGCCGCCGGTCACCTCGGGTGGGCCGTTGGTGACACGTGCGCGGACGTGCCGATAGCCGGGCACGCGGTTCAGGTCGGGGTCGTTGGTCATCGCCATCGGGCCTCCTTCTGGACGCTGTCGAGGTATTCGGCGAGGGTGTTCAGGAACTCGGGCAGGGCGGGGATGCCGTCGGTGTCGCCGTCGGCGATGCGTTTGCGGATCCGGTCGATGGTTTCGGCGAGGCGCGTGACGCCCCCGATGTATCCGCGGCGGGACCGGTCGGCGGAGCGGCCGTAGTTGTCGGCGGAGGCGAGCTGCTTCTCCAGGCCGTCGATGATGTGGCCGTGTTCGGCGCAGTCGAGGGCGCGGGCAGACGCCTCCCGCTCGCGGCGTTCCCCGTCGACCTTCACGTGCGCCCAGGCGTCCCGGTAGTACTCGACCCGGTCGGCGCAGTCGGTGAGGGCCTGCTCGACGAGGTCGACGTTCCAGCCTTCGCGGCGGGCGGTGTGCAGCAGGCGGACGGCGGCGTCGCGGCGGGTGCCGAGGGCGACGTCGATGGCGTTGTCGACGGCGGCCTGCCGGATCAACCGCTCATCTCCGGTCCCAGCCCGAGGCGGGGTCGGCTCACTCACCGCTGTTGCCCTCCCGTACCGACCAGGCGCCGCCGCGGCCCGCGTGCCCGGACCGGACACGCTCGGCCTGCACGGCCCGGCTGGTGGTCTGCGCCTCGATGTGCTGAGCCAGCACGCGGATGCTGCCGTCGCTGTCGTCCCAGATCGACAGGCAGCCGGCGCAGTACGCCGCCCGCCGGACGACGTTGACGCGCAGGGTGTCCCGGCGGCCGCACGTCACCACCGGGCACGTCGCCCGCGGCCGGTACGGCTCGCTGATCCACCCGATCAAGGCCTGCGCCCGCACGTGCCACCGCCGCATCGCCCCGGCCAGCGCGGCCGCCACAACGTCGTCCAGGACGCGAGGCTCGGCGGCCGCCGCGGCGAGCTGCCGGACGGTGGCCTGGACCGTGTCGCGGTGACCCAGGCCCAGGTTGGCCGTCCACCGGGCCGCGTCGGTGCTGATCGTGGCGTGCAGTGCGAGGGCCTCCCAGGTGCCGGGGGGCCGGGACTGCGGGACCGGGCGGGCGCCCTGGACGTCGTCGGGCGAGGTGACGCCGTACGCGGCCGCGTCTGCGAGCTGGACGAGCAGCCCGTCCTGCTCGGTGGAGTGGACGCCGGTGAGCTTGATCCGGCCGCCTCGGGTGCGGGTGTAGGCGGGGGTCTGGGTGCGGTAGGTGTCGGCCAGCTCGTGGGCGTAGCCGGCGATTTCGGCGACGACCAGGTGGCGGGTGTTGGTGGTCTGGTCAGCCATGGTGGTGGTCCTCAGGGCGCGGTGGAGTGAGCGGGGGGCCAGGGCGTGCGCGGCGGGCTCGTCTTCCTCTTTTGCGGTTGGTCGGGAGGGAGGGGTCGGGAGCGCCCGACCCGTCCCGTCCCGTCCCGACCCGACCCGGGGCCCTGGCCGTTGGAGGCTTGGGTCCTGACGATCCGGCCGGTTTCCGGCCGGGGTCCGGCCGGGTGTGTTGATCTTGCTTGCGCGGTGTGGCGGTGGTGCCGTCGCGCGGTGCGCGGTGTCCCGGGTCGGCGGCCGGGGTCGCGCGGGTAGCGCGGTGTCCCGGCGGTGGTGCCGGGGTCGCGCTGGTGGTGCGAGCGCGGTGTCCCGGGGCCGGGGTCGCGCTGGGTGCCGGGTGGCTGGCTGCTGCCCGGTGGGTGGGCGTGGTCCGGCTGGGTGCCGGGTCGCCGGTGGCGTTGTCCGGCTGGGTGCCGGGTCGCCTGGTGGGGGTGGGCGCGGGGTCCGGCTGGGTGTCGGGTCGCGCGGGGTCGATGCGGGGTCCGCCGGGCGGTGCCGGGGGTCGCGGGCCGGTGCTCAGGGGCACCTGGTGGCCGTGGTTGGCGAGGTGCTCCACGGTGGTCTTGCCGTAGTAGGGGCTGGTGGGTGCGGGCAGGGTGTGCCAGCGGTTGGGCTGGGGGTCCTTGCCGCGGCGGCCGTTGCAGTGGTTGCAGCAGACCACCAGGTCGTCGGGGCCGCGGGCGGCCTGGCCGGGGTGGCGGTGGTCGTAGGTTCCGGCGAGGGCGCCGGTGCGGGCGTCCCAGTTGACGATGCGGCCGCAGTAGCGGCAGGCGTCACCGTCGCGGAGCCGGACCGGGACGGTCAGGATCGGGTTGCCGTTGTCGTTCTTGCGCTGGCGCTCCCACTCGATCTCGGCGCGTAGGCGGATGTGGAACAGGTGTTCGGAGTCGTCGGCGAGTAGCCATCCGCCGTCGATGCGGGTCCAGAAGCCGGCCCGCTCGGCCCACGCGGCGAGGCGCTGCCACTGCGGGCCGCCGTAGAGGGCGACGGTGCCGTCCGGGACGACGTAGTCGGTCTCCTGTCCGGCGGAGTAGGTGGCGCACAGCCACACGAGGCCGGCGACGGCGGGCAGGCGCAGGTCCCAGCCGTCCAGGTCGTCGTCCGGGCCGCGCGCCCAGGCGAGGGGCGCGAGGACGGCGGGGTGCTGGTTGCTGTTGTCGGACGACTTCAGCCACGCCACGCAGCCACCCCCTTAGTGATCAACATCTATGGTTCTCCCGGTAGCACTCGGCGCGGCCACCGCCTGGGGTGGCCGCGCCGAGGTTGAGCAGACGGCGGAACGGCAGACGCGCCGCTACGCAGGTGGATCCGGTGCGCCCGGAGGCTCCGAGGCCACGTCCAGGGGCTCGGGCGGGTCGGGGCGTTCGGTCCAGCGCGCCGTCAGGCGCACCAGGCGGCCGCCGTTGGTCTGGTGCTCGATCAGTGTGGTGCCGGGCGCGCCAGCGGCGTCGAGTGCCCGAGCGAAGTCGCGGATGACGCTGGCGTCGCTGCCGTGGATGCTGCGCACCACGACCGCTGTTTCCTCTACGACTTCCGGCTCGCCGTCGCCCCACGCCTGGGAGCAGGTGCGGGTCACCTTGCGCTGCTCGAAGCGGACAATCTCAGCCACGGCTGTCCTCCTCGGCGGCGCCGTTCTCAAGCCGACGGTCGTTGGCCTCCACGGCGGCGACCGCCACCGCGGCGAGCTGCACCCACTCGGCGCGCAACGTGGCCGGGTCGCTGACGGTGGCCTCCAGGACCTCGGCCATCTCCTCAATGGCGATACCCACCCAGGTGGGTCCGTGGTGGCCGGCCTCCTGCCGGCAGTTGTAGCGAGCACGCGAGGCCACCGGGATCTCGTAGTACTCCGACAGTCGCCGCGCTACCTCGGCGGGCTCGCCCCACCACTCGCCAGCCCCATCTGTGAGCCGGCCGAGGATGTCCGGGTGAGCGTCCGGGTGGTTCTGCTCGCCCCACTTCGCGTCCTGCCGCCGCCGCTCGGCCAGCACTTCGGCCAGCACCTCGTAGATGGTGCCGGGGAACGTCGTCTCGATCGGCCCGGCGCTGGCGGCGTGCTCGGCCAGCAGGGTCACCCAGACGTCCCACGTGGCCGAGGGAACGCCCTCGCCTCTGTTGATGCGCATCAGCCACTTGAGGGCGGCAGCGAACCGGTCCGCGAGATCGCCCTGGGGGCGAGGGCGGAGCAGCCGCACCAGCTCGGTGGCCAGCGGGTAACTCGGGCTCGTCACCGCGCTGTCCGGCCACGCCGCATACCAGCCGTCCAGCAGCATCTCGATCGCCTCGGCCCGCTCGGCGTCGTCCACGGCGGAGTAGAGGCTGCGGCCGACGTTCGCCAGGAGGCCCTCGAAGACGTCCTGCCCCCGGGCCGCGGCCCGCTCGTTGCCAGGGCAGCCGGCGTACCGGTGCCGCTCGCCCGGCTCGACGGAGCAGTCATCGCAGCCCTGCTCGGCCACGCCCGGCTCCGCGGCGCCGGGCACCGCGTCGGCGTACGCCCGGGCGAGGTTGCGGAGGGCGTTGTGGGCGGTGGCCACCTGCTCGTTGAGAGCCTTGATGGTGGCCTTGTGGGAGGTGAGCTGCCGGCGGAGGCATGCGGCCTCGTCATCCTGGCCGGGCTCCGGCCGGGCGTCCTCAGCCATGCTTCGCCTCCCGCTCTGCCCGCGCCATGTCACAGACCCGGGCGTAGGTGGCCGGGTCACGCTGGCCGGCCGGGATCGCCGTGAGCATCCGCATCCGGGCGAGCAGCGCCGCGGTGGCGCCGAACTGGCGGCGGTGGCCGCAGCCCACGCACAGCCCGTACGGCCGGCCCTGCGAGTCCGCGTCGCTGCACAGTGGCGCCATGCACAGGCACATCCGGTGCTCGGCGCGGAACGTGGCCCAGCAGGCGAGCGCTCGGGCGGCGTAGTGCTTGATCCAGGTCGTGCGGTTCGCGCCTTCGCGCGACGTAGGGGCGGGGGCGATGCGCTCGGCGGTGTTGATCGGAGATTCGGGGGGCGTGTCGGGCGACGGCTTGATGCCCATCGTCTATTCCTCGGCGGGTTCGGTGGTCGGGTGAGCGGCCAGGTAGGCGTCCATCACGGTGCGGGGGATCCGGCCGAGGGCCGGCACCTCCACGCCGTTCTTGCGCGCCCACTCCCGGACCGTCTTCGGTGGCACCTCGGCGGCCGGGGCGGCGGCGGGCGGCGTGGTGGCCGGGCGGGCGGGACGGCCCGTCGCGGCGCGGAGCGCCTCGCGGGCTTCCTCCAGCTGCGCGGCCAGCTCGTCGACGCGGCGCTGCGCCTCGGCGGCCTGCTGCTCCCGGTCGAGCGCGGTACGCAGCTCGTCGACGAGCGCGCGCAGCTTGTCGCCGAGGGCCTGCACGCGGCGGGACGGTGACGCGGCGGCGTCGTGCAGCAGCTGCGCGAGGGTGTCCGCCGGCGGCGCCGGCCGGGGCGCGTCGGCGGGCGGGCGGAGAGTCCCGGGCGGGGGCACGGTGGTGATCCGGGGCGTGCCGGGCACGCCGGGCTTGCCCTGGGCGGCGGCGACGGCCGAGGCGCGGTGCTCGAACGCGGCCACCGCGGTGGCGGCCAGCTCCCGATCCCCGGCGGCCAGTTCGTTGATCGTGCGGCGGACCGCGCTGATGTTCAGCGTGGTGTAGTCGGCGATCGCCAGCTCGGTCTTGCCCTGGGCGAACAGCCGCAGCACCTCGTACTGGGTGCGGCTGGTGATGGTCGGCGCGGTGGATGCCATCAGGCGCCGGCCTCGGCGCGGGCGGCGGCCTCCATGTCGCGGACCTGGGCCAGGACCTGCTCCCCGCGGGCGGTCAGCTTGTAGAGGCGCACGCCGAACTGGTCGGCCTCGCTCTCGTCGACCAGCTGCACCAGGTGCATGCGCTTGAGCGGCTGGAGGCGCTGGGTGGCCCGCTTGAGCACGACGGGCGGGCCGGGGTCGCGCTCGAAGTCCGGCGCGCGGTAGCGGGGGTCGGCGTGGACGCGGCGCTGCTCGACGGCGACCAGCAACTGCACCTGGTCGGTGTCCAGGGCGATCTCCATCAGGGTGTCTCCGTTCATGCGAGGTCAGTCAGGCGGCGTTCGTGGTGGTGCCGCCGTCGAGCACCACCAGGTGCCCGCGACGGCGCGGCGGCGGGGGAGCGGCCAGGTCGACGCCGGGCCGGACGAGCGGCTCCGGGATGACCGGCGGGAGCGGCCGCGGGCCGTACCGCTCCACCACCAGCTCGGCGAGCAGCTCGTCGCGGGTCACCGCTCGCCACCCGGGGCGCGCGGCGGGCAGGCCGGGCAGTCGCGCTTGGTGTAGCGGTACGGCTGGCCCGACCTGGTCTCCCACACCGTGGTCCCGCAGATGTGCGGGTTGTCGGCGGCGGTGACGGGCCGGCCGAGCGCGGCGCTGGCCACCAGCCACACACCGGGCCGGGCGAGCAGCGGCGCCGTCATCGCTGGTCGACCAGTTCGCCGTCGATCGCCGAGCCCCGGCGCAGTCCGTCTTGGACGCCGGCGACGTACTGGCGGGAGAACCGGGCCGGCACGATCCCGAGCGCGCAGAGCAGGTCGATCGACTGGTCGACGTCAACCGGCGGCAGGTCGGCGTTACTCAGGACGTACTTGTCCGACCGCCAGAACACCCAGAGCGCGCCGTCGTCCCACGACACCTGTACGTGCGCGAGGGGCTGTCCGTCGCGGCCGTCGAGCGGCAGCGGCGGGGTCGGCTCGCCGGGCGCGTACTCCATGCCGAGGGTGCAGGGCTTCCCTCGTCCCTGCTGGTCGCGTGGGTGGCTGGCCAGGCCGGCCCGGGCCCAGGCGAACACGGCGCGCAGCCGGCCGATCTGGGCCAGCGTCAGGTCGCCCGACGACGGTCGGCCGGTGACCGGCACGGACCGCCAGTCCGCGGCCATGCCACAGCGCGGGCACGTCGACGCACCAGGGCCGGTGGACGTGCGGCGCCAGTGGTTGCCGCAGCCGCGGCAGTGCCACACGTCGTCAAGCGTGGTCGACCCGCAGCACCAGCCGGGCCGCTCCGAGTCGGGGCTTACCCCCGCCCCACCGGCCAGGGAAGCGGCCGGTGGGGCGGGAGCTGGAGCGGACTCGGTGACGGCGACGCTCCTGGTATCGCCGTCGGTCTCGGCCGCTCCATCCGCCGACGGGAACTCGACGCCGGCGGCCGTCTGGGTTGGGGTGCCCGCCGGGGCGGAGTCGCGAATCTCCACCCCGGCTTCCCGCGAGGCCCGGGGGACATGGGTCTCGTCGGACGGCCCGGTCGGGGCCGTGTCACCCGCCGCGAAACGGGTGGTCTCCTGCGGCGGCCAGCAAACCTGGCACCAGGTGGCCTGCCAGCGGTCAGCCGCCTGCTCGGCGGTCAGAGTCAGCCCAGTGCGGGTCGCCCGGCTGCACCGAGTCAGCAGCGTCGACTTGAGCGCATGGGCCGCGATGGCCTTGCGGGCCGCCGCGATCCACACCCGCTCGGTCGGCGCCGGGCCGTGGCCGGCCAGGGCCGGCGGTACGGCGGCGGCCGGCGGCCGCGACGCCGGGCGCTCCCGGCCGTCGGTGCCACGGACCTTGTCCGGCAACTGAGTGGTTCCACTCAGTTGCCGGAGGTCGTCGCGGACCGTGCTCTGCCCGACGCCGAGCGCCGTGCCGATCGCCCGGGTGGACATGCCGGCCAGCCGCAGCTCCGCGACGGCCTTCTGCCGGTGCTCGGTGGGCAGCTTCAACCGGTCGGCGCCGAACTCGCCATCCACGTACGCCTGCCAGTCCGCGTACTCGAGTACCTGCCAGTCGCGGCGCTCCCAGGCGAGGGCGATCTCGGCGAGGGTCTCCAGGTAGTTGTGGATCCCGGCGCGAATCCGCTCCGCGCGCTCGCGGGCAGCCGGCTCGGTGGACCGCACGGTCAGCTCGTCGACGGTCACCGCGCTGCCCTCCGGGCCACCCGGGCCGTACGGCGGCGGGCACCGGCCTCGGTCCAGGCGTAGCCGTGGCGTACGCCGTTGTCTGCGGCGATGACGGCCCAGTGCCAGCGGGGCTGCCACCACCGGCGGTGGGCGAGCCGGTGCGGCTGGAAGTCGAACACCGGAGCGGGCGGCAGCGCGGCCAAGGTCGCTGGCGGCGGCTCGGTGTCCGTCGCAGGCGGACGGCCGTCGAGCACCGCGGCGACGCGCTCGACCGCGGGGAGCGCGGCTGGCGCGGGCTGCTCCGCGGCGGGCTCGGTGCTGGTGCTGGTGCTGCGCCAGGGCCTCGGGTTGTGGCACTGCACGCCGTCCGGGTGCACGATCACTGCGTTGCGGTTAACCAGCGCCACGTAGCCGTGCTTGCACACCGGCAGGAGCCGCCGCAGCGGCGGCAGCTGGCCGAGGCGCTCCGGCTGGCACGGCCGGCCGACCGGGTACGTGGCGTAGCCGGGCCGGCTCGCGGCCACCGCGCGCCACTCGTCGTCGGTCAGGCGCTCGGTCACCGGTACTCCTCCGGGTCGTGCTCGCCGAGGATCGCGGCGTCGCGGGCCTGAGCGGCCGCGGCGAGCGCGGGCGAGATGCGGGTCTTCGGGACGGGCGGGGGCGACGGCGGGCGGTGCGCCGCGTCATCCGCCGTGCCCGGGCGGCGGCAGTTGCGGCAGATCTGCCGCTCGCCGCGCCAGTCGGTGCCCAGCTCGGTGTCCGGCTCGAACGTCGGGCAGGGCCGCGGCGCCGGGGTGCTCTTCGCGGCGCTCACTGCGGGCCGTCCTCGTCGTCGGTGTCGAGCAGGTCCGGGCCGTCCTGGCCGGCCGGGCCACGCTGCCCGGACAGGCCGGGCAGCGTGGCCGGCGCGGGCTGCGGCGGGCGGATCTTCGCCTCGCAGACCGGGCCGATGCCGCGGGCGCGGCTGGCCGCGGTGCGGAGACGGCGTCCGCACTCCGAGCAGTTCTTGGGCTCACCCATCGCTGGTCCTCGTCCGGGCCAGCCGGTCGTCGCCGGCCGGGCGGGGGATGCGGGCGGTGGTCTCGCTGGCGCCGGCGACGATCGCCCGGACGCGGCCCTGGATGTCCGGGGGCACCCAGCAGCCGGAGAAGTCGATCGGGTCGCCGGTGGCGTAGGCGTCGAGCAGCCGGTGCGCGTACGCCGGGGTGAGGGGCGGCGGGGCGGTGACCTCCAGGGCGATGCCGTCGGGGAGCAGGTTGTCCCAGATGTCGGCGGCGCCGCGCATCAGCCGGGCCCGGTGGACCGGGTCGACGGTCTCCCCGGCCAGGGCGAGCAGCGCCCGGAACGCGCGGGCGTGCCGGTCGCTGTCGTCGAGCTGGCGGCTACGGGCGGCCAGGCCGGCCAGGATCGCGCCGAGGGTCAGGCCGGCGGCCAGGACGGCGGCGATGGTCACGGCGGCGGTGGTCGGGTCGGTGGTCACGAGGTCTCCCGGATGCTGGGGGGCAGCAGCCGCGCGAGGGTGCGGCAGGCCCGGTACGTGATGGCCTTGACGGCGCCCTCGTTCTTGCCGACCGCGGCGGCGGTCTCGGCGACGGAGAGGCCGTGGAGGAACCGCAGGACGATCACGTCCTGCTGCTCGACGGTCAGGGTCTTGACGGCGGTGAGCAGCTCCACGTTGACGAGGTGCGCGACCGTGGCCCCGGCCGGATCCCCTTCGAGGCTGCGGTCGTAGCGGTCCATGCCGGAATCGGGGTCGTGCACGTCGGCGGTGATGTACTCCCGCCGGTAGCGGCCGGACTTGTAGTGGTCGGCCACGATGTTGCGGGCGATCGTGACGAACCACGCGCCGATGTCCCGGCCCTGCCACTGCACGGTCTCGATCCGGCGCAGCGCCCGGATGAACGTCTCGGACGTGAGGTCCTCGGCGAACAACCGGTTGCCGCTGCGGAAGTAGATGAAGCGGAAGACGACGTCGCGGTAGCGGGCGTAGAGCTGCCCGAACGCGTCCCGGTCACCGGCCTGCGCCGCGACGACCAGGTGCCACGTGGCCTCCGGATCCTGCTCGGCGCGCGGCGGGCCCGGCTGGGCCGGCACCCGCACCAGCGTCCGCGCGGTCACCACACACCCGCCGGCAGCAGCACGTCCCACCGGTTGAGCCGGAACATCTCGTGGTCGTCGTCGGCGTCCGGCCACGGGTCCACCGCGTCGGGCAGCTCGGCCGGGTCCAGCGCCGGCGGCCGACGCCGGGCCTCCGCCCGGGCCCGGCGCTCGGCCGCGCGCCGGACCTCCTGACGCCGGCCGTACCAGGCAAGCACGGCGACCACGGCGGTGATCAGCGCCAGGCCGGCGACCTCACCGGCGGCCTCGCGGATGCCCGTGGCGATGCCCGCCAGGATGTCGGCGGCCATCACTCGTCGCCGTCCGGGTCGGCGGGCTGCGGCTCGCGGTGCACCAGCTCCAGCGGGCCGTACTGGCTGAGCAGCTTGTCCGGGGCGATGCGCTGCTCGCGGTAGAGGTGCGGCGTCTCCCGCGCCGGTGCCATCACCAGCCGGGCGCTCTCGAAGACACGGCCGTCGTCACCGACACGGGCGGCCTTCAGCGTCGCGAACCACAGGTCGCCCGTGGAGTCGCGCCACAGGTCACCGAGGACCGGCGGCCACTCCGCCGGCGCCACCCGCTCGACGGTCACGTCCTGGTGGTGCAACGGGATCTCGTACTGGGCCCCGTCCTCGCCCGAGACGCGGATCCAGTTGCCGGACTGACCGACTTGCAGAACCGTTGCCTGGCGGATGGCGATCGCCACCAGGTCGCCCGGCACGTACGTCGGACGCTCCGCCGCCGTCATGCCGCCACCGCCGAGGTGCGCTCGGCGGCGCCCAGCGACACGTTGAAACCGCGCCACACGATCCGGGCCGCGGCGAAGTGCCACCGGCGGCCCTCCGGGTCGACCTGGTGCGTCTCCCGGACGTCGCCGGCGTTGCCGTGCCGCTCCGCCCAGGCGGTCACCTCGGCGGCCGTGTCGAACAGCAGCGACACCCGGTTGTCGCCGTGGACCGTCACCGTCTCCGGCGCGGGCAGCGCGTCCTGGTCCACGGCGTAGCACTCACGGCTGATCGCCCGGAGGATGCCGGCGCGGGCGATCCGGACCACGGCGTCCTGCCCGGCGGCGTCGGCCATAGCGCGCTCGACGTGCGGGAGCTGCGCCACCTCGGGGGTGGCAGGTACGTTGTTCATCTCGACCAGTTCCTTCCTGAGTGGGTTGGTGCGGGTACGGGATTCCGGGGTCACGGCCGTTCCAGCGGGCGTGACCCCTTCGTTGCGCTTGGGCTTGGCGGGCTTGGCGGGCTGAGCCGGTTTGGCCGGCGGCCGGGTGTCGGCCGGTCGGGCCGGGCCGGGCTTGGTGCCCGCAGCGAGCGAGACCCCGGTCATCCGGCGTCACCGCGGCTGCGGGACTCCAGCCAGGCGTCGACGTCGGCCAGGCGGTACTTGACCAGGCCGCCGACCTTGCGGCTCTTCGGGCCGATGCCCTTGTGCCGCCAGTTGTAGAGCGTCTGCGGGCTGACACCGAGGTACTCCGCGACCTCGGCCAGCGACGCCATCCGCTCCCGGCGTGGGGCAGCCGTCGTCGGCATCTCAGGCCGCCTGGTCGGCGCGCGCCGAGACGACCTCGAAGAGGTCGTTCAGCGTGGGGCGCAGGTTGTACTCGGCCAGCCGGTCGGCGTGCTGACCCAGCGCCGCCACGGTCTGGGCCATGAACCGCTCGCCGATGATGCCTTCGCGAGCACGGCGCACGGTCTTCGGCCAGACGCCGATCAGCTTGGCGCGCGTGGTGTCGTTGCCGTAACCGAGCAGGCTTGTCATGGCGTCGAACTGCTCTTCCCGCAGCCGGATCGCGGCTTGCGCGCCCTGCTCCGTGGCATCCATGTCCTGACTCATGAGGGCACTCTAAACAGGGCATGCATGCCCTGTCCAGTGCACCGGCAGAATTCGTTCGCGCCATTTACAGGGCATGCGTGCCCCGCTACAGTTCCCCGCATGTCCAGCCATCGACGCATGACGATCACCCGGCCGGTGAGTCCAGGGGTGAAAACGGGCGCGCACGCCCGGACACGTCCGCCCATTTCTAAGGGCATACGTGTCCGGTATCGTGCTTCTATGCGCCGAGGAGGAGTCGACCGTGCGGCATGGGCCGGCATCGTCAATGCCGCGCTCGACACCATCCCGCGCCGCAACAAGGCACAGTTCGCCCGCGACGTCGGCGTCGACATCAAGACCGTCCGTCGCTGGCTGGAGCAAGAGGTCGACGTCAGTGAGGAGAGCGTCCGCGAGGTGGCCAGGGTCTTCGACCTGAACACCACGCAGCTACTCATCGACGTCGGCTTCTACAGCCACGACGATCTGGGCGTCGCCGTCCCGAGCGATCTGCCCGCCGAGGACGAAGAGTCGATCCGCATGATCATGGCCTCGGATCTGCCCGAGGACGTCAAGTCAGACCTGGTCGGCGAGATCCGACGGCTCCAGCAGCAGCACGTCGACGAGCGGGCTTCGTTCGCCGAGCGCCTGCTCGCGATGGCCCGCCGGGTCGCCCGGCCCACCTGACCGATCGGGGGAGCGGCGTGCCCGTCGACGACCTCTGGTACCTCACCAAGCGCGGCCCGAACGACGAGCGACTGCGCTCGTCCCGGTACGGCCGCGGCAAGCGCTGGCGCGTCCGATACATCGACGACGAGGGCAAGCCGAAGGCGCTGCTGTTCGAGCGCAAGGCCGACGCAGAGGCACACGACGCCCGGATGCGCGCCGACGTCAGCCGCGGCGTCTACGTCGACCCGACCGCCGGCAAGGTCACCGTGGCGAACTACTTCGCCGAGTGGCGCAAGCTCCAGCTGCACGCCGACTCCACCGAGATCAAGACCGAGTGGGCGCACCGGCTGCACATCGCGCCCACCCCGCTGGGCCGGATGGCGATCGCGCAGGCCCGCCGCAGCCACGTCCAGGCGTGGGTGCTCGACCGTGCCAAGGTGCTGGAGCCGTCGTCACTGCACCCGGTCTACGCCTACCTGGCCGGCATGTTCCGCGCCGCCGTGCTCGACCGGGTCATCGGCCACTCGCCGTGCCAGGGCATCACCCTGCCCGAGCTGGTCGTCGCCAAGCGGTACATCGCCACCACCGACGAGGTCCACGCCCTGGCCGACGGGTTCGCCCCGGCCGGCCGGCCGTACGCCCAGGGCGGCCACTACCGGGCGCAGGTGTACGTCGCCGCCGGCGCAGGACTGCGGCAGGGCGAGATCTGGGGCCTGGAACTGGAGCACGTCGACTTCCTGCGCCGGCGGATCCACGTCGTGCAGCAGCTCAAGGTCATCAGCGGGCGCAAGCCGTTCCTGGCGCCGCCGAAGACGTCCACCAGCGTCCGGGACCTGGACCTGCCCGACGTCACCGCCGAGGCGCTCGCCGAGCACCTGAAGCGGCACCCGATCCGGGAGGTGGAGGTCGACGACCTCACCGACCCCCGCCGGCCACGCACCCGCAAAGCGAAGCTGATCTTCCTCAACGCGGCCGGCAAGCCGATCCACCGAGGCAGCTTCAGCAAGCCGTGGCGGCGGGCCTGCGCGGCGGCCGGCCTTCCCGAGGACTACACGATGCACGCCCTACGGCACTACTACGCCACCCTGCTCATCGCCGCCGGCGCGAGCGTCACCACCGTGCAGCTGGCCCTCGGACACGCCAACCCGACCATCACGCTCAACACCTACGCCGGGCTCTGGCCCGAGGCCACCGAGCAGGTCCGCACGCTCGTCGACGCCGCGCTCAAGCGGCCGGACGGCCGGCGTCCGGCGGCAGCCCGGTGACGCGAATGACTCGCCCGCTTTGCCTCTTTTACTTCTCAGGGCTTGCGCTTCTTTTCACAACCGCTACCCTGAAGCACCCGTAGGGAGGCACTATTGGGGTACTGGAAAAAGCACCCAAATAAGGATCTAGAAAAGGTACTGCGTGTATTCGACCGACACGGGTACACGATCAAGGATCCGCCTACCTACTACACGCTGCGCTGCCCCTGTGGCCAGCACCAACGACAACTCCACCTCACGCCGTCCAGCCCCTACCACGGCAACCACGCCCTCAAGTGGGCGATGCGTCTGTCGTGCTGGACGAGCCAGGAAGACGACGACCAGGACGGAGGGAAGCGTCAATGATCCAAGTCCAGATCGGCCGACACTTCGATGTCCGTACCACCGAAGGCCGCCGCCTCACCGCCGAGGACCTGCACGTCGAGGGTGAGCGGCTCATGCAAGCCCTGCTCGACCTGGAGGCGTGCAACGAAGACGTCAGTGATGCCGCCACCGCCACCGATGCCACCCAGGGCCGGGTGCTCGTCGAGCTGCTGATCACCGCCGACAGCGAAGCCGAAGCGGTGGAGAAGTCGCTGATGATCACGCGGACAGCCATCCATGCCATCGGCGGAGCAACGCCGTGGGAAGCCGCGGACGACCTCGGAGCCGACTACCGGCCCCGGGAGATGCTCCTCGAGTACGTCTGAGCCTCAGCCAACCTCGAAGCCCCGGCCAGCCTGGCCGGGGCTTCGTCGTTCGCCCGTAGTCAGCGGAACCGGGGACCGAGGGCAAGGATCGCCCGGGCCATGACCGGGCACGACATGACGTACCTCGGGTCGCACGCGCAGACGCTGTCGTGCGCTCGCCTGGCCGCGTCGAGAACCCTGGCCCGGGCGCTGCCGGGGGTGCTCGCCGTCGGCGGCGCCGGCTCGACGACAGGCGGGCGCGGGCCCTGCGAGCGGCGCCAGTCGAACCACGCCTCGCGCACTGCCTGGCCGGGGTTGCAGAAACCCCACCACATGCCCTCGGCGTACTCACGGACGAGCGACGGCGCCCGGTGCCGGCCGGCGGATCTGGTCCGAGTTGTACCCGCCGTGTTCCCAACGATCTTGGCGGCGTGTTGCCGCAGGTAGATGGTGCTGATGACCGGCTCCTCGCCGGCAGGTCCCGTGCCGGCGACCCGCACCCACTCTCCGAAACTCAGATGCGCCGTCGATACCCGCGTGCCTATCGTTCGGGCATGCGCAGCGCGGTAGTGACCACGACGCCGGGTGTTCCCGGCGCGCCGCACTGACGTTTCCGTCGACGAGGCCCCGGGGCGATCCGCTCCGGGGCCTCGCGGCGTTCCGGGCCTGCTCGCCTCCGGGTCGTACCCGATCAAGGAGAGCGACATGATCGACCACCGCAGGCTCGGCCGGGACCTGGAGCTGTTCGTCTCCGACCCGCTCGCGGGCGCCGGGCTGCCGATCTGGCTGCCGGCCGGCGCCGCCGCCCGGCACGCCGTCGAGGAGTACGTCCGGGAGCTGGAGCGCCGGGCCGGCTACCGGCACGTCTACTCGCCGCCGCTCGGTAAGCGGGAACTGTTCGAGCTGTCCGGGCACCTGGGCTACTTCGCCGACGACATGTTCCCGCCGATGCGGCTGAGCGCCGACGACGAGTTCGTGCTGCGTCCGGCGCTCTGCCCGCACCACGCGCTCGTGTTCCGCGCCCGCGGCCGCTCCTACCGGGAGTTGCCGCTGCGGGTCGCCGAGCTGGGCGGCATGTACCGGGCGGAGCGTTCCGGTGTGCTCGGCGGGCTGTCCCGGGTGCGGGCCATCTCGCTCAACGACGCGCACAACTTCTGCGCCCTGGAGCAGGTCGGTGACGAGGTCCGCGAGATCCTGCGGCTGATCGGCGAGGCGCACGCCGCGCTCGGCGTCCGTCCCGCCGGGTTGCGGTTGTCGCTGCGCGGGCCGGACCAGCGGTACGTGGGCGACGACGCCGGCTGGGCGCGGGCCGAGGAACTGCTCCGCGCGGCGCTCGACGGGGTGGACGTCGTCGAGGCGCCGGGGGAGGCCGCGTTCTACGGCCCGAAGATCGACATTCAGATCGTGGACGCGGCTGGCCGGGAGTCGACCATCTCCACCGTCCAGCTCGACTTCGACAAGCCGGAGCGGTTCGACCTGTCGTACACCGACTCGGACGGCCGCCGGAAACGGCCGGTGATGGTGCACCGCAGCCTGGTCGGCAGCATGGAGCGGCTGTTCGCGTACCTGATCGAGGTGCACGAGGGCGCGTTCCCCGCCTGGTACGCCCCGGTGCAGTTGCTGCTGCTCCCGGTGGACGCGGCGCAGGTCGACGCGGCCGTCGGGCTGGCCCGCTGGGCCGAGGCGGCCGGGCTGCGGGCCGAGGTGGACCACGCCGGTTCGCTCGGCGCACGGATCCGGGACGCGTCCCGCCGCCGCGTCCCGTACACCGGGGTCCTCGGCCCCCGGGAGGCGGCCGACGGTTCGGTCTCGCTGCGCCTGCGCGACGGCCGGGTGCTCGCCCCGATGCCCGCCGCCGAGGCGCTGGGCCTGATCGGCGCGGTGGTCGCGAGCCGGTCGGCGGCGCTGCTCCCGGCCTGA